TGTGAACCAATTGTTCCTTGGATTCCCGTAGGTCCTTGATTACCCTGCGGTCCGGTATTGCCTTGTAAACCTGTTGGTCCTTGATTTCCTTGTGAACCAATTATTCCTTGGATTCCCGTAGGTCCTTGATTACCCTGCGGTCCAGTATTGCCTTGTAAACCTGTTGGTCCTTGATTACCTTGAGGTCCTTGCCTTCCTTGAAAACCTTGTATACCTATCGTACCTTGTAGTCCAATAGGTCCTTGATTGCCTTGAGAGCCTTTGAAATTTCCTTTTTCTCCTTTCGGCCCTTTTTCGCCTCCTCCTGCTATGGATACAAATCCTTTAAAACATTCTCCAAAAGTTATTTCTATAGTATTTTCATCTATAGCAGTATAATTTTCCGGGATAACAGAGTTTCCGTCATAGGAATATATAGTAAATACAGGGTATTGTATTCCTGTACCGTGATTAACTGTAATAACATTACAGCTATTCAAAGAACCGGTAAATACTGTGTCTCCTAATTCACCTTTAGACCCACTTACTCCTTTTAATCCGCCATCTCCTTTTTGCCCTTTACTTCCTTTAAAATCTCCTTTTTCTCCTTTGTCACCCTTTCCGGAGGAGCTCGCTATTAGAGCTTGAAATGCGGGGCTACTATTGAAAGTATTTATTAAAAGTTGTTCATCTATAGTTGCATCGGTATTAACTTTTACTCCATATACACTTGTAGAAAAATTAGCGGAAATTCCATTAGCATTTAAGTACTCTATTTCAAAAATATACTCTGTATCTATTTTTGCTATTGGTAGATTATCTAATGGAATATCAATGCAGAATTCATTTGGAGTTCCTCCATCCGATGCGCTTGGGAATATATCAATGTCAGATACATTCCATTGCCCTGCATTTATAATAAAATTAGGCTTTATATTATCTTCAGATGTAGTTTTAAATGTAAAAGTCTTTTTTATTTCCGACTTGTTATTACCTCCTATCAAAGATCCTAAAAAAGTTCCGAATGAATTTTTTTCAGATGTACCAGATGGAGATGCCGCGTTTACTTGATTTACAGATAATGGAGATTTTTCTACATCAGGTCCTTGAATGTATATGTCAAGTTGTGGAGTTTTTCCATTCGCGTCTTTTTCAGAAAATGCAGATATTTGTACAGTGTATTCAGTGTTAGGAACCGATTTAGATAAAAATGAATCTTTTACTGTTATATTTACTACTTCATTTTCTTGCTTATTGTGTTGTACGTCTAAGGCATTGATTATATTTCCACTGTTTGCAGAAGTGGTCACCCCCCCAGAGCCTAGGTTTTGATAAGATGAATTTTGCTTTCTAAACTTATTAATATCAAAATAGCTAGATATGTCAGAGCTATCTTTTATATTACCTACTTTTTTATTCTCTATACCTCCATTTGCCGAAAAATCATAAGAAGAATTGTCTGTTAATTTACTTGTTTTTGGTATTTTAAATTCTCCTAAACTAACAGGACTTCCAACTCCTCCAGCTGCTTTTGCGGAAACTTTTACTCTATCAACATCTCCAGATACAGGTTTAGCATTTTTAACACATATTTTAGCATATCCTGTTTTCTTTTGTCCGTCGCTTGTATCCGGGTTTTTGAAATAATCTATGCATATATTTGATGAATCGAATTTGGTAATATAAATTTCAGATTGTTCTTTTCTTTTACTTACATAAGACTCTCTATAAAAAAACTGTTTATCTACTTTTATTTGAGTGCTACTAATAACCTCTACGATAGTTGCAGTATATGATGGAACAGTAGGTGAATAGCCAGAAGGTAAATCACCCGGTAAATACTTGGAAATATTTGGAGTTAAAGATATTGTCCCCTTTTCCATTTCTTTTTTAAACGGAGCGCCTGTATTAGCTACTATTGTGCTAAGGTTATTTGCGTCAGTCGTTATAGAAAAGTTACCGGAATTAGCTAAACTTCCAGATGTATTTACAGTAGGAGTGGATGAGATAGGTGTTCCGTCAAATAATTCGGGTGTATTAGAAGAATAGTTAGAAGAATACTGCGAAGGAGGAGCCGAAGATACATAAGATAAACTAACTGCATGACAACTACCCGTAGCTCTACTTCCGGAAAAGTTTTGAAAAGCTCTTGTTTCGGGAGTTAAATCTACTTTAGGAGGTATAGTATATTTTATATCTCCTACTGTTTTTTTCTTAGTATTAGTCAATAACTTACCCACCCATATAATATTAGGGGAAGATAAATTTGTTAATCGTCTATTTCTAAGTACGTCAAAATTAGCTGTACCTGCTATATAGATTTCACAATTTCCTATCGGTACCTTATCTCCTATGGTAACAGTTACAATAGCGGAACCATTAGCATTTGCAACATTCTTTATTTCATGCGGAATTAAGTTGCCCTCCGAATCATAGACTTCAACAAAAACTTGAGTTCCTTTAACTAAGTTTTGCGTGGGGTTTATTCCTATTTCATTAGATCCTTTTAAAAACTCCGCGGGTAAAGATAAACCAAAATAATTAGAACTTAAAGCATCTCCATCAAAAAGAGTAAATTCATTTATATAGCTCTTTATACCGGAGCTAGTCAGTCTCTTATTTTCTTCAGATGATGGTGATGTTAATCCAAAAGCCATTTATTATGATATTAATTGAGAATGTCCGTTATCCTTTACAATAAATAGTTCCTTTGCTACATAATCTTTAACTACATCCAAATGTGATATGCATAGTATAAATCTAAAATATGATGTAAGCTCTTCTAAGAATAATCCTACGTTAGCAATATTATCAGAATCTAGCACACCAAATCCTTCATCTATAAAAAAGAAGTCAGGTTTAGGAAGTACAGTGACATGATTTAATGCTGCTCGTATGGCTAAGGATGATATAAACCTTTCCATGCCAGATGCTAAAGAAAGAGGCCATTTAGGTCCATTTACATAAGATATAAATACTTCTAATGTTTTATCAGATAACTCAAATTGAACATTGAATGCTGCTACATTTTTTAAGGCATCATTTACAACATTTTCTAAAACAGGTAAATAATTTTTAATAATGAAAAGAGGTATTCCATCTCTTCTAGTAGCCTTCTCAAAAACAAAATAATTATTATAAGTTAAAGTATCATCCTTAAACTTTTTAATTTTTAATTTTATGTCTTTGATTTTTGATTCATTGCTAGTTATTGTAGATTTGTGCCCACCGATAGTATAAGCTAGTTGATATATAGCGTCATCTATTGATTTTTTTTCATCTACTAATTTAGCTATTTCACTTTCTATTTCAGCGTTTTTTTGCTCTATTTCTTTGTAAGATTCCTGTTCTTTTAGTTTCTCAGAGTATTCTAAAATTAAGTTTTTTGAGATTTGTATTTTCTCCTTTATAATATTTGCTTGGCTTTCTATATTGTCCAAGTTGGATTTTAGCCTATCTGATTCGGCTTTCTTGTCCCTGTATTTTTTATATGTAGAATCAGCTATTTCTAAATGCTCTACATATTCTGCTACCTCATTTTTATTTTGTTTTAGTTTCTCTAGTTTATCAAGTAATTCCGGTAGCTCTTTTTTAGCCTTTTCTCCATCTAATGCATACTTGTTATTTTTTACACAATACACACAGTTCGGATCGTGTTCATAACCTTGTAGATGTTCTATTAATTTATTGCTAGATTTTATCTCAGAGTCCGTTACTGCGATGTCTCTGTCAAAATCAGATAGTTTTTTTCTTACTTCAACTAGATTAGAAGATACGTCAACTCTTTCTCCCATGTCATCTAATTCGGATAGATTCGTTTTAAGGGCATTTCTAGCCTCTACAAACGACTTTCTCTTGCTTTCTAAGGATGAACTAAGGGTAGCCTCATTTCTGCTCTCCTCGTCTATTTTTGTGGCATAGTTTATAGATTGTTTAGGATAAGGTATAAGTTCTTTTCTTTTGTCTTCTATTTGTACGGAAAGGATGTCAGAATTCTTTTTATTTAAATCCAGGCTACCCTCTACTTGTGTTAGCTTAGACTTTATATCTATTATGCTATTTTCATACTCCGTTACAGATTCGTTGTATTTCTGTTTTTGGTGGTTCTCAATTTCATATTTTAATTGTTTAAGATGTTCTTTGGATGTATCATTTAATTTCTCAAAGATGTCTATATCAAAATACTTGTACAATAAATCCTTTTTATCTTTTTGTGTCTTATCAATAAAATCAGATTTATTATGTTGATCATACATTGTTATAAGCATGAAATTCTCATAACTTCCTAGATACTTTCTAATGCTGTCATTTGTTTCATACCTTTGCTCACCATTTAAAGAAGTCCCATCCTCTTTATAGAAATTAACAATAACCTTTACTTTCCCGTCTTTTCCTTTCTTGCCATTACGTTCGATAAAATAAGACTCTCCTGCAACCGATAATTCTAATTTACAGGAAAAGAAATCAGAAGATGTATTCATAACTTCAGCACCACTACTTGTCTTACTACATTTATCAAAAATACAGTAAGTCATAGCATCCAATAGGGTAGACTTCCCGGAGGCGTTTGGTGAAAATAATCCAACCAATCCTCCTAATTCTCCTAAATTAAACACATTATCCTCTCCGTAGGAAAACATATTAGAGAACTCAAATCGTAAAGGCTTCCATGTAACACCTATAAATTCAGAAGGCTCATCTAATTCTAAGGAGGCTGTTTTATGTATATCTAAGAATTTGTCCGCTTGGTACTCTTGTTTTAACTCGTTTTGAACATATCTTTCTAGCATCGAGTGTCTCCATTCAAAGTCTCTTATTATGTTATCTTTGTCTAGTGATACTTCTCCTTTACCATTGTCTATAATAAATTTAGTTACTTTTGGCTTTTTTATACGTAGAACATTGTATTTCTTTTCCAATGCTACACAAAAGGAGTCTATAAATTCTTGAGTGCAATTTTCCGCGGTGATAGCTACATTAAGATTATATGGTAAATCTCCAGGTATTTTCTCAGCTACTTTATCATTTTTCAATTTAAATGTATAATAGCCATGAGAAGATGCTATCTTAATGAACTCACTTGTTTTCTCATTTAAATCCCATTCTATAATTCCATGTGTTAAATCTTCTCCAAAGTTCTGTTGTATCAAACTAGATGGATAAGCTGCTGTTCTTTCTAAATTGAGATATTGATGTTTATGAATGTCTCCTAATAAGATGTAATCATAATCTGCATGTTCTAATACATCTAAATAATTTCCCTCTAATAGATATCCGTATGCTGTTGCCGAGTTCTTTACCGGTCCATGATACATTAATATCTTTGTTTCTGCATCAAAAGATTTTGCGGGGATTACATTTTCAATCTTATCTTTGACATGTAATAAACTAAATGCTATTTGTTCATATCGATATACATTTGTTTCATTCAAGAAATGTAATGTAGGTAAATTTAAACTGTTTATAATAGGAGTTAATGCATCTAATCTTGTTTTATTATTTAGATTTAAGTCATGGTTTCCTAATATCACTATGGTAGGAAGCATGTTACATAATGTAGATAATAAGTTAGATACTACTGAGAATAATTCTGGAGACATGTTTGTTTTTGAATGTACGATATCCCCGCCCAAAAATATAATGGAATTGTCTGTCATTCTCTCCTCAATGATTTTATACAATTTCTCAAACACTTCTATATATTCTTCATGTCTTTGATAATTGTAAACATGAATATCTGAAATGTGAAAAATCTTATCCACTTTTCTTCCGGTGTCTTTTATTAGAATCATAGTAAATTTGTTATTGCTGAATACTCATTAATTTCAACTGCTCCTTCTATAGCATCCCATGTGTCATCATACCCTAAATCACTAGGATCTTTTGTACCTAAGTCAACTAGCTTGGTAGGAATGCCAATGGCTCCTAATTCCAAACAATACTTTATAGCTTGTTTCTTTTTGTCCGGGTCAATAGCAACATATACTAAAGGAGTTTCTTCCATGAGTAGTCTATGTTTTAACTTTTCTGATATGATGCTGCCCGTTAAATAAGTCACATTCCTTCTTACTGATACACTGTCGAAAAAACCCTCTACGATAACTATAGGGAATTTAAAATCTAAGAAAAACTCATTGACTATAATATCATTTATCTTAACAGGGGCGCCTAAGTATTTGTAAGGCGAAAGACCTGTAAAATCTCTGCCTTCAAAAAAATTAAGTGTGCCGTTCTTGTCATAGGAAGGTAGTATAATCCTGCCCGCATACTTACCTGTTAGGCAATATCCAACCTTATGTCTTACTATGTCCTGACTTGTGAAAGAAGGCTTGAATCTTCTTAAGAAACTTAATACAGCTTTGTTAGGAACCTTGTCTAATGATACATATTCATCGGGCAATTTCAATAAGGCAGTAGGAATGTCTATTTGAGTGTCATCTTTCATTTGATAATACTCTAAAACATTTCTAAGTTGATCAATTTGAGTCTTTGTGGCACCGCATTTGTAGAAAAGATTACTTACGCTCCTCCCTTTAGTTTCGCAAATCCAACAATGATACTTTTGATTAGTTAAATTTACGCTTAACTTCTTTTTGTGGTGATTGCAAAAGGGACAATGAAATACAATGTCTGATTTACCCGCTGATTCCGAAGAACCTAGCACTTCCTCTAAAACCGATAATAATCTAAAACGCATATATAATTATTTTTTCTCTTCAAACCATTGCTTAGGTATGGAATAAGCCGCCCATTTTATATTGTGTTTATTGCACCACTCGGCGTAAGTGGTTTTTGCTCCTTTTGAAATTCTTACATGAGGGTCCTGGAATACAATCCTGATGTCTAAATGAGGATTACATGAAATAATATCCATCATTTTTTTACGTTCTTCTAAAGTCCATCTTCCTTTAGCTTCTATGATAATATTATTAGGTAACTCGAAATCTGCTAAATAAGTTCTAGGAGTTTCCGGTTTTATGTACTTAATAACCTTTTTCTCATACAAATCTTTAGGGTTTACTCCCAAAGAGCCTGATATTTGTAGAGCAATAGACTTTTCGAAATTAGATCTGTACCCTTCTTTCTGCGCTAGTCTAGTCTTAAATGAATTGTTAAAAAATCCTGCCATGTCAATAATCAAATTTTACAATAACATTTAAATCTACATCATCTCTTTTCTTTATCGCTTGTCCCATTTTACCTACTGCAATTAGCTCGTTATATTTGTTGTACAAGCCAATAGTAGTTATGTAAGGAGATAAAGAACCTGTGAAATCATCCAAATACTCTGTACTCTTAACAGTCTTAGTAGAAGAAGGGTTCAATGTAAGATTAAAATCACCTCTTTTAATTCTGCATAACATTTCAAACTCATACAAAGTTAAGCTATTTTTATAATAAAGCAACCAATTGTTAGATAAAATTTCATGATATTTTTTATCCGGGCTTGTGATTACTAAATTACCCGTCCTATAAAACACATTACCCACTCTACTTGTCTGGTAACATGAAATAGATGATGTATTATATAAGCTAGCTACATTTTGAGATGTTGCTGCTCTATTGTAAAATCTTAATTCATCTATAAGTCCTGTATATCCATTTCTTCCATCAAAAGAAGATGCTCCTATCATTATATCACTTACATTGACAGTTTCATCTTTAACATCTGCTCTTGATGAATTTAATGTTCCATCAACATATAGTCTAACATTTGACCCTGTTTTTACTAAGCACACATGATGGAAATTATTATCTAAAATGGAATTAGATGATGTTAATTGCAATGTTGAAAAACCATCTGATCTACTAAAAGATAATTTTCCTGGCTGTGGATGCGTGTGATTATGTACCGAAAATTCATAAGGGTAATAATCAACCGGGTAATATTTAAAAGAAGATGATGAAAAAACATCGGTTACTACTAAATTACCTTTATTTACTCTTTTTAATCTTCCGAATTCTTCTCTATACAATATGGACTTCTTGTCAATTACTGTATTTTTATTGCTAGTTAATACACTCTGAGATACCGGCGCTTTCAACCAAAAACTTATGGTGAAATTGTCTGCTGACTCAAAGCTAACCGTGTCAAAGTTTTTAGTGTGAATATAACCATCGCCATAAAATTCCGCAGCTAATCCTGTTCTAGTTCCGTTTATAGGAATACCACTTGAATAAGCTACTTGATATGATTTTGATTTTTCCTGGGGCTCAATAACTTCACTTTCGTATCTTATAAACAATGTTTTCTTACCTCCTCTACCGTATCTATAAGCCTTATGTGCGTCCTGAAATCCCCAATAGCCACATAAGTTATCCGTATTTAGGAAAGAACTTGTATTTATATTCTTGTCATATAAGTTATTGTGTCCATCGTCTACTAAAAGTACATTGTTGTTTAGTCCTTTTAAATATAATGTGGTTTCTTTAATCTTGTCTCCGTAATTTAAAGAAGGAATAGAAAGTAAACTAGCAGTTAAAAACATATTTTTGGTAGTTCTATTTCTGTCCCATCCTTCTAAACAATTAGCCCATGCAAATCCTCTTTTATAATATAGATGATTGAGTGAACTATAGACAATGTACTTATATGACCCATCTGAATTTTTTGGGTATGTTACGTCTTTTGATGAACTTATATGAATAGGCCCATTATAATAAAGTCCTTGTTGTACTTTATAACCTTGATTTAAATAACTTCCGGTGAGGATATAATATTCCTTGTTTACTTCAAACGGCGCAATATTAAAATCCTCACCTCTTATTGGCGCGAATGTACTCATATTAATACTTAAGTTTTACAGTAAATATAGATTCTTCTGTAAAGTTTTTTAGTATGGGTTTAGCTAATTTACCTACTGCAACAAGTTCTCTTTGAGCGTTATATAGACCTACGGTAGTAATATAAACTTGAGGATTATTTACAAAGTTTTCATATATTTCTCCGTTAGTCTCTGTAAGTCTTTTGGCTAGTTCTCTACCTTCCGGTGAATTAGGGTCTAATGGCATAGATAAATCTCCGGGATTAGTAGGATTTTCTATCTTGTTGTATATAAAGTAGCTATTATTGTTTGTAAAGTTAAATTCTCTGTTGTTAATTCTAATAAAATAGTAGTCATTATATTCTCTAATTACTCTCCTAGCTTTCATTCCTAAGTAATCTCCGCTAATATCTTGTATTAATGCAGATCCGGAAAATGATTTGTATAATTTAATAGCGTTGTATCCTTCTATTTCCGAAGCATTAGAAGTTGCGAAAGAAGCTGAAAGGTCTAACTTGTTACCATCTAAAATAGCTATGCCTAAAGAAGGGATTAATTTACCATAATAATGAGGATTAGATTCATTGTAAACTCCTGTTTCTAAAGTTCCGGAAACTATATTATAAGAATACCCAACATCTGTGTAATCAGGATTTATGTTTATTTTAGAATCATCAATTAATCTAAGAACTCTGTTATTACCTGCTAATTTTACATTTGAGCCAGTATGTGTAGCCCTAGTGCCTCCCCCTGCTAAGAATCTAGAGCCAGATAGGTGTGCAATGTTTAGTTCTAAAACACCCGCATCTAACCTATCTTTTAATCTTTTAGATTGATAGTTAACTACATATATGCTATCTGTATCTCTTCCTGTTAGATTAAACTTAACGTCAGGTCTACCTAAAACTAAATTTCTATACTGGCTATAAATAGCTCTAGTAGGAGTTATATTAATTTTATTACCTTCGTCTAAAGATCCAGAACCTCCGCTATGTCCGTAAGCTATGCTAAATTGAATAGAAGATGTTAATGATGTTTTAGGATTCTCATCATATACATGTGTATAATATCTACTGTAATTTTCGGAAGTACTACCTGTAAAGAAAGTAATTAAGTTCCTTACATTATTAGAAAATAAACCTTCGGTTACATCAAATACATACTTTCTGTTATCTATTGGATTTATACGTTTTAACCAATTAGAGTCCGGAATTCTTAATGTCGTAGTAGTTGTTGTAGTTGGAGAAGGTGGTGGGGTAGGGCCGGGGCCGGTAGGTCCAGGTCCCGGAGGTGTTGGAGGTGGTTCAGGTGGTTCAGGTCCATCACACCCCAATCTTTTGTATATCCTAATTGCCTCATTTCCTCCTTTAGACTCATTATTTGAATTTAAAGTAAAAGATGCAGGAGTAGGAGTTACCCAGCCAGGAATATCACCAAAATTTACAGTATATGTTCCGGGTGTTGAATATATTAAACTAGTTAATTCTCTGTATATATAAGCACTATCTCCTAATATGAATGATTCATACGTTGCTGGGCCGAACCTATCTAATGGGAGATTTTTACCATTGACTGTTAATGATGGGGCGGGTGGTCTGCTAGAATTTCTTAAATTTACTATTGTACCATCGCATTCTTGAAATTGTACAGCAGCTTGAATTTGAGGAATAGTTTTATTTTCATTACAATTAGACCTAACGTATATTCCGGCTCCTGCATTTCCACCTCCGTATTCATTAACGGAATTTAAATTAAATGTTACAGCTGATGGAGTTTTCCAACCTGAAACGTTTCCAAAAGTTACAGTATATGTACCTGGTTTTGAAAAAACGGTACTTGTAGCTGCTTTGTAAGTGTATGCAAAATCTCCTAGTATTCCTTTGTTTATTGTATCTAAGGAAATTCCAATTCCATTAATACTAACAGAAGGAGCTGGAGTAGCTATAGAATTACTTAGGTTAACAATAGACCCATCACACTCTTGAAATTGTACGGCAGCTAATACTTGAGGTATTGCGGATGTTGTATTATTATTTCCAGTTGCTGTACAATCTGAATCTTGTGGGAGATTAGGACTAGTTGTTATATTTAAATTAGTATAGCCTTCGGATAATAATTGATTTCTAAATAATACAGTTTGAATAGATAGGAAATCTCTAAAAAATTCAGAAGTTTTAGTAGTCCCAGAAGATGCTTCAATTTCAATTCTTTTAAAAGTTCTTCTAACCGCTCCATTTAAACAGCCAGAAGCTCTTAATTCTTCTGACAAAGTAATATTAGAAGGTGGTGTTGAACCTCCTCCGCTAGTAGAAGAACAGTTTGTAGGTAGTGGAGGAGTTGAGTCAACTCCAATTGATACGTTTGTATTTCCATTTCTTTCTAACTGCTCTTTATATGCTTTCGCTATACTAACTCTATTTGCAAAGGCAGCTTGGCCAAAAGATGATGTTCTAGGTCCTTCAGGACTACAAAAGGAAGCATTTATAGTTACCGTAGTAGGGCTAGGAGGTGTTGGTGTTGAACCTCCTCCGCTAGTAGAAGGACAATTTGTAGGTAACGCAGGAACAGAGTCAAAAGCAATTGATACGTTTGTATTTCCCTCTCTTTCTAATTGAGATTTATAGGTATTTCCAATCTGATTTCTAAAAGCAACGTCAACTTGACCAAAAGAAGATGTTCTAGGTCCTTGAGGACTACAAAATGAAGCATTTAGAGTTACTGTAGTAGAGCTAGGAGGTGTTGGCGGACTAGGTGGTGTTGGCGGACTAGGAGGATTACCAAAAAGTGAACAATCAACAAGAGAAATAGGAATAGGTGTAGTACTAGTTCTAATAGATGATGGATTAACTCCTGATATATTACTTATTTCATTATAAAATTCAAGAGTTGCTGCGCTCAAAGATATCGTAGAAGGGAATTCTTTTGAACGTGTTTGAGCTATACCACCTTGACAAAAACTTACAAATACGGGAAAATTAGGAGTTGGCGGAGGCGGTGGAGGCGGTGGAGGCGGTGGATTTGTTATAGGATTATTAGGGTTTGTTAACCACGCATTATACAAAGTTAAATAATCTGCACTATTAAAACCTATACTATTTAAATAGCTTTGTTTATCTTGTTCTGATAAATAATAATATACTTCAAAGTCCATAAAATCCATTGCACACTATGTTTTTGCTATTAAATATTGATTCTTAGAAATCTAATTTTACTTTCAAAAGAGCTTCTCTAGTAAAACTTTTTTGTAAAGGTTTTGATAATTTAGCTACCGCTAGTAATTCGTAAGAATCCGAATACATACCTACTGTTGTGATATATACTTTAGGATCATTTATAAAAGTAGGTTCAGAGAAATCTCCTTCCGAGCCTGTTATAAATGTTGGATTATTACTAAAGTTATATCTATCATTTCTTACTCTTACAAAATAATGAGTAGATTTAACTTTTTCTGAACTTCTGGCTTGGAACCCTAATTTATCTCCTGATAAATCTTGGAACTTTGCAGAACCAGACATAGACCTATATAATTTAAAAGCATTATCTCCTGCAACTTCAGAGCCAGATACTGTGCCAAAAGAAGCGGATTTATCAAGTGCAGTGCCATCCATTACGACAATACCTAAATTTGGATATACTAAACCAAATTTTTGAGGATTGCTAGGATTATAAACGCCAGATTCTAGAGACCCTGACACTAAGTTAAAGACTTTTCCGGCAGTAGTTACAGAGGCGGGATTGGACTTAGAGTCATCAATTAACCTCATATATTTATTATTTCCGGCTAATCTTACATTCGATCCGGTATGCGTAGAGTTACTACCAGGCCCAGCAATAAATTGAGAGCCTGAGAGGTGAGCTATGTTTATTTCTAAAGTACCTACATCTAAGGATTCTCTTAATCTAGCTCTATTCACATTAATTACATAAATGCTATCTGTAGATTTTCCATTTATTGTGAATTTCCTTTCTCCGGGGTCTAAACATAACTGTTTATATTGACCGTAAATAGCTCTAGTGGGTGTATCGTTTATTTGACCACCTTCATCAGCAGAGCCGGATCCGTTGTATTGTCCATAAGCAATACTAAATTGAGCTTCGGAGCCTAGGGCGTTTGAAGAGCTATTAAAAATTTCATAATAATACCTCTTCTGTGTAGCCGTTTGTCCGGAAGATGTAAAAAAGGTTGTTAAGTTACCATCATTATTTGAGAATAAAGCTCTAGTAATTACTTCCTCTTGGTTAGGTACAATATCGGCCGTATTGAATGTAGTAAATATATCTGTATTTGCCATTTTTATTTTATTGTTTATTCAGTTATACCAGCTCCAGGAGTTGTTCCTGTAGTAATTCTATTCACTGTTAAGCTAATGGATACTCTACCTCCGGTTTCGTTTCCTACTATTGCTAACGTGGCTTTTCTCTGATTTAATGTAGAGCCTTTCGCTTTTAAAGTAAATGATAAACCAGTTACACTTATTGATTGTGCTGCCTCGGTGTCTGTGATAGTTCTTGGAGTTGAAGAAGCTAAATCCTGACCATTATTTTGCGCAGGAGTTCTAGTTACGCCAACAAAAGAAGCTACGTCACTATCAGATAAAGTCGCGGTATATCCAAAAGTAGTATTTCCGCCTTCAAAATTTATAGTTCTTGGAGAGATTGTTATTTCTTCTCCGTTTGTTAAGGTTACTGCTGTTTGACCTACGGATATAATTGGTATTCTAACTGTTCTTTTAGGTAGTGTAACCAATTTATATTTCATCATTTGAGTTTCATCCACTACTGCTTCTGTTAATGGCATGTTCTCTAAGGTAATTCCATAATATGCGGTACCAAGTGGATGGTCTGTATTCCATAGTGAATAATCAATCTCATCGTCGGCTAAGGCAAAATGTGTAATTTGGAATTCATTTCTTCCTCGTGCAAGTAATTCCCGTCCTCTGCGGGTTAAAATAGCATCTACTGTTATTTGGTTATTGTTTAGGTATCCCATTTTGTTTGTTTTATAATAAATACTTTGAAATATAATATTTTACACTATTATTTGATTTGCGCTAACTTCTCTGTATTCTACAACAGGTCCACCGTCAATAGTATCTGTTGTGTCTACATTAAAATCTAACCCAGTTAATTTGCATCCAGTAAATCTAAGCCTATTAGGTACAGAGTCTTCATCGTATTGGTAATTAGTAGGAACTAGAGAAGATGAATAATAATTTTGTGTGCTTATCAATGTCGCTAGATTTAGATTTTTTTGATATTGTGAAGAATAACTTACGGCGGTGCTAGATGAGTAATGATATACTACTTTTTTATATTTTAAATTAGTTCTTTCAGATTCTATAATAGATTGAGTAACATACAATTTATTCCTATAAATATTTCCAGCATCATTTATTACATATTCATTCTTATATAAATATTCTTTCAGTTGAAATTTAGTTAATGTAGAATTAAAATTATGGAAACTAGATGACAAAACATAATTGTATGAGTTATTGCCATTGTAAAAATTATCGATATTGAAATTAGTAACTTTACCCACTATATTTTCTATCTTATAATGTGATGAATCCAATTTAAAATCATTTGATATTACATTTGTGTTTCCATCATAAAAAATAATCTTTCTTCTATTTAATATTCTATCTTTATATGTTCCATTTCTTTTAAATCTATATGCAATGCTCTCTTCTGTAGATCCGCTAACATGCAACACATCTCCTATAAACGATAAATGTCTGTTTAAAGTTGCGTATGATTCAATTAAATTTCTTTCATCATCAAAATAGTATAAGGATTCCATGTTTGAATTAATATCATTTTCTTCATTTGTATTGAGTATATTAATATTTCCTTTTACATGTTCTAATGTTCCTAAATCTGAAATAGAGTATATATTTGACATGTCTCTACTCATTTCTATGATGTCCATTAGATTTTCATATTTGTATAAGTATGTTTCCCCGCCGAATTCATATAATTTTCCATTTTGATTAACTTTATGAGAATCTAAATCTGAAAATAATAAAGAATATCCATCATAATAATTTAAAGTAGTTGTTATTTTTTCATGTTTAAAGTCAGGGGTCACAGTAACCGGTAATTCTGATTTAAATTTTTTGTACTCTAATTCTAAATCAGGTGGCATATCTGTACTCGTGCTATATTTTATTTGTTCAAAATCCGGTACTATGTTAAAATCTAAGGATGATGTATATTTTTTATGTGACATCTCTACCGGAGGTGCGTAACTTATAGAACCTGTGTACAATATATACTCTCCAACTTGACTATCAGTTTTTATGATTGTTTTTTCATATTGTGGGTTAGTCATAGAAGGGTTTTTTCTTGCGACCTTAGCCCTCTCTAATATATTTTCCTCCAATAAAATACCTGCTATAAGATTTGCCCTAGCCGGAACTAATTGTTTTATCTGCTCAAATATAGAATAATCATATAGTGAAAATATTTCTATGTATTTGTTGTAATTGTTTCTATCCTTGTACTTTTTCCAATAATTTTCTCGATTTATTCTAAGATTGTTATACTCGTCTTTATACAAATCGGAAGGGTCTCCAATTAAATTATCTAAATCTATCCCTCCGTATTGATTTGCTATATCCCTGTTTACTTGATCTGTTGGACTAAATACTATGGCTAATTTATTTGAATCGACAGGGTCTGTATCAAAAGTGTTTATTTGTACTCTTTTTTCTGGAGATAATTGATTCGTGTAAAAAGATTCTTCTATTCGTATCTTATCGCTTTTTATAACACTTGCTCCTATAGAGGGTGAGTAACTATAGTAAATTTCTGGGAAAGGTTTATATTGATTTTCTTGTGATCCGGAAAATCCTATAAAGCTAGCTGTGGTATATTGTGATTTTATTCGATTAGGGTGACTAGAAGATACAAATCTATAGGTAGAATGGTCGTATCTAAGAGCATCTACACCCATTGGATAAAATCTATTCAATGTATCAAAAGATGCTGTGTAAGAAGACCCGTGGTAGGCAGCAGGATTTAAGGTATGCTCCTCAAATACTTTTTCTGAATATATGTCACTATAGTCTTTATACGCTTGTAAAAATCCTCTATATCTACTTGAATTTACTCCTGCATATTGACTACCCGTAGAGCCTCCTAGTATTATGTTATGAGGGGTAGATAAAGAACTAGTAGAACCCCAAGAGAATGAAATGTCGGAAGAGGAAGTAACAATCATTGAACCAGAAAAACTAATCCAATTTTCAAAATTACCGCTTGATTTTTTCCACTCAATATGTATAGAACCTGTTTTTTTAGTATCTGTTATATTTCTATCTGTGTATATCCTAACATTCCAAGCGTCTCCATCAAAAAATGGGTAATACTGAGATTGGATTGTTTTTATAGAGAATGAAGATGTTGAATTAGATGTGCTTTGTGCGTTCTTGTATCTTAAAAAACCATAAGCATAACTTCCACTCCTTGATGAAGTTGAAAATGCTCTATAACTTACTAATTCTAAATTATTATAAACTTTATCAGTGTTTGAAGAGTCCTCTATAGACCATAAACTCATACTAAGGCTAGAAGATTCTACTGTTTTAAACCTGAATTCTGAAACTCTAGGAGCTGATACTTCATTTTCATTAGGATGTATAGATTGTCCCCACGGAATTTTAACAAATTGATTACCATCGAATTTTAACAAGTATTGATACCTGTAACTTTTATGAGTAGGGTTATATTTAGGAGGTCTAGCGCCACCGTACTCCTTGATACTAATTAATGTTTGGGGAATACCGTATATAGAAAGCAAAGACTTTAGACTTCGCTCTGTACCTTTTGTTTTTAAAAG